GAAACTGCACATATCGCAAACATTACTAACGGGATAGGTGTTGGAAATGGAAAGCTGAGATATTACGATATAACCGTTGTTTATGGTAGGGACGAAGTTTCTAATATAGATGGGGTATTTCCTCCGAGGGAAGATCCACCGGCAACAACGGGCGAATGTAGAACTATAACCTACAGAAGTGCTGTGCTAAACTCTCTATCGTATGATATGGGTGTTGATGGGTCAGTAACAGAGTCAATATCCCTGACCGCAGAATACTACGAGCAAGACTTAGTTACAGATCCGCTACTTTTTGAAGATCTAGACCCAACAGCAACCCCTGTTGGAATACCGCTACCCAGATCTGGAAAAACGCTGTCTGCAAAAGATATTGTGTTAAATCCTGACGTAGTTCCTCATACGCCAGCAAATCCAAACCCATTAGCTTGGCTACCTTTGGAAGTTCAGGAGTTGTTTAACCTCGGCACAAATAAGGATGGAATACCTATACTTGGAATAACTTCTGTTAACATTGACATAAACTTTAATATCAGAGAATTACAGGAATTTGGACAGTGGAGTGGCAGCGATGTTTATAGCAGCGAAGCTGCACAAACTGCGGGAACACCTGATGAGGAAGGGGAAACAAAAATAAATCAGTATAAAATACTAGATTTTCCAGTCGAGGTGACATGCACATTTGAAGGTATCGTTAGAGACAATTACATCAACTCTAATACGCAAACCACCTCGGATGCCAATCCATCGGCTATTCAGCCACCGATAACAAAATTCGATCACTTGGTTACAGACACTCATTTTAGCTCCTACGGAACAACTAACACCGGATCGGATCTGTATGCCTACTTTGCTAAACAGTTTCAAGGCAACAATAAGGCTGATAGAGAAATTAGAATTTTAGCAAAAGATCCAGTTAATAACTCAAATTATTGGCAGTGGAACTTGGGTTCCAAGAACTTCTTGACTGATTTTTCCTTTTCGGATGGAGCAGTCGGGGGCGGCAATGTGACAGCAACCCTAACATACAAAAATAATAACGAAGTATTTCTAGTAAAGGACTCCACTATTCAGGAATTTTCACCCTCTGACACTTACTAAGGTGCTAAAATGGTTAAGCGAACCGGATCGAAAAAGAGAAACAACAAGCAAAAGCAACCCATTAGGCCAGCAAGAAAAAAACTTAAACCAAAAAGTGAAAATCAATATGACTACATAGACGAAATATCCGAAAACGATCTTACGTTTTGTAGTGGCCCAGCCGGTTCTGGTAAGACGGCGGTTGCGGTAGGTATGGCTTGTGAGTACATGCTAGGTGAGAAGATTGATAAAATAGTTGTATCTAGGCCAGTTATTGAGTCTGGAAGAGGCTTGGGGTTTTTGCCCGGTTCGATGAATGAGAAAGTTCATCCTTACATGGTTCCGATCATCGAAGAAATGAAGTTGTACCTAGGAAGGGAAACGTACAATTCTATGCGGGCCACAAATCAAATTGAAGTTTGTCCACTAGAATATATGCGTGGAAGAAACTTTCATAATTCCTTTATGATTCTAGATGAGGCACAAAACGCGACTTACGAACAGATTAAGATGTTTATGACCAGAATTGGAATCGCCTCAAAAGCCGTTATAAACGGAGACTTGGACCAAACAGATCTAAGAGGCGGTCACTCCGACGAGTCAAGCGGTTTGCAGTCTTGCATGGACAGGCTGGAAGACTTAGAAGGGGTTGGAATTTGCTACCTATCGTCAGAAGACATTGTTAGAAACAAAATCATATCAAGAGTCTTAAATAGGCTAAAATAACCAAAAGATGTGCTTCGGGGGTTACTTGTATCTATAATACAGTACCCCCCTTTTTATTGAACAGGAACAAGGAAACGATATGCCAACATACGACTTTGAATGTGAGCCATGTGCTTATCATATAGAGATGGTTCAGCGACATGATGCACCTCAGACTCACACATGTCCCATATGCGAACAAGAAACATTAAAAAAAATATACATCAATGCTCCGAGTATTATTATTAGGGGAGAGCCTACGACCGTCGCACAGCAGGCAGAAAGAAACACCGCAAAAATGGGAAACTATGAGTTAGAAACTAAACGAGCTAACGACAAACTTAATACAGAATTGTCAAAGAAGCAAAGAGAAACAAGGGAACGTCATCGGGCAATAGTTTCCATGACACCGGAGCAACAAACCCACTGGGTTAAAACAGGGGAGCGTCCTTCGGTATGAGAGAAACAATGTTTTCAAAGTTGATCCGTAACAGGGTAGAAAAGGATATTGAACCAGTCAGGGCTAGACCTCATGCAGCAATTATAACATTAAAAATAGAGGTAAGAGAACTAGATTCCAATGGCATTATTGGAGAATCGGTTTTAGGCAATGCTAGACTTTCAAAATTTGGCATCAGAGATAAAGCCAGAATAATGATAAAAGGAGCAACGGAAGCCGAGTGTGTCGTAAAAGTAAAAAATCTACTGGAGAACCTTAATGAAAAAACATAGTAAAGAAGAATTGCAGAATATGGGACTGCCAGAACCCACAAGAATGAACATAGAATGGTTTGGGTTAGGAGGCAAAAGTGCGACAGAAGAAAGAACAGCTTTTGCAAAAAGGGTTTGCTGCGTATATGATTACGATAACGTTTCAAAGCAATTTTTTCTAAGAATATCTTCCGGCGAGCTGATTGACCCGTACTACACAAACGCTGGAATAGGCAAGGCTAGGCTTGCTACCTTTGCATTTAAAAAGGTTGACTCGAACACGTTTGATGCTTTTGTTAAGTATCTAAAAAGTAAAAAAAGAACAGATTACACTTTCGCTAGACGACTACTAATGGAGACAAAGTAATGAAAAAAGGCCCACTTTCAAAAAAAGAAAAGTCCTACATCTTGGAAAATTATCACGGTATGACCGCGACTATCATGGCGGACAAGCTAGATAGGTCTGTTCATATGGTTGATAAATTTATTGCAAAGGCTGAATCTACTCAAGATTTTTCATTGCCGCAACCGGAGGAGCCAGAGGAGCCAGTGGAACCGGTCCAAGAGAACAAAGCCGAAAACCCTCTGTACGCCAGAAATGTTGCTGACAACGGAGTGGTTCGTTCTACAATCGGCACACAGGCCGCTTCTATGGCAGCAGACGAATCAAGAAAAAACAGAAAAGAAAACCCAAGTGGGGTAAGTTCACGAATGAAAAGCCATATCCACGTAATCAAGAAAAGGTAGAAAATGTCGGAAGATAATGATGAGTCCTTGATCTTTTTAGACGATGAAGTATGCACCTCGTTTGACCCATTTATAAGGCATCAGTTGTCCCATGTACTTAGCATGGGATGGACAGCACTGATGACCGATGGGACTATTGTTTACTCCGACTACGAAAGGCCGGGCTATGAAAAATTCTGGACAAGGTTTGAAAAGTATTGTAGTAGAACCAATACGGCTCCAAAAAACATTAGACTACACATGTTTGGGTGTCCGAGTATAGAATTTTTTAACGATCCTGACGGACTCGACGGATTCTCTGTAACCAGAGGAGTCGCCAGAGAGCAGTCCATGAATGGAAACTTTAAGGATTATCAAAGTTTAACGGTTTCACTTCTTCATAAGGAATGTAAACATATTGAATTTAAAAAGTTTGTTTGGCCGTTAAATGAATTTGAAGAACTGGAAGGTTCTAGAGTATTAACAAAAACAAACATCTCACAATTGATTTTTAAAAATGACTCAGGAAAACGAGAAAAAGTTCAAGAGTATCTCGACGGGTGAACCATGTAATGCGGCACAGTACCTAGCGGAAATGGTCTGCATCAGAAGGGCTGAACGTGAAAACAAAGGAAGTCTTGCTTATAAGTTTTGGAACAAAGGCGACTCTTACAAAATACAAGTAAGGGTCGCACATAAGATTATTAAAAAATACGGGGAAAAACCAGTATTTTACTATCTGAATAGCCCAAGTGGTAAAAACATCTACTCGCTAGGGTTCCTGCACAAAAGTAAAAAGTTTGTATTAATACTCGACTTCGTAGAAGAGGGTATAAAGAAAGCTAAAAAAATAACAGATGCACAAGAACTGCAAGAGAAGAAAGTTGTAAAGCTACCCAAGGGTGAGTACAAACAAAAAAAGAAAAAGAAAAACAATAGCCTATTATCAAAAATAAGGAAAGCAGATGGCAACAAGTGAATTTAGCAATAAGTTTCAAGCAGATAAAAAATCCACCCAGCCAAAGTATTTGAAAAGTATCTTGAAAGATAATGGAGAGATCATCAAAAGCGGCATAGATGTACTAACGGAAAAGAAAAACCTAGGAATGATCTCGATTAGTCCAGCTATTGATTTGGCTTTAGGTGGAGGTGTTCGTGAGGGATGTTGGTTAACACTTACGGGAGATCCTAAAAGTGGCAAAACAACCACAGCGATGCAGATTGCCGCAAACTGTCAAAAAGAAGGTCGTCCTATTATCTATCTAGACGCAGAAGGTCGTCTTAAAGACATGAATTTTCAGGTTGAAGGATTTGACACTTCTAAAATTCATGTGATTGCACCAGTAGACAAACCTCTCTCAGCAGAAGTTTTCTTAGAAGCCGCTTACAAAATGATGAGCCATCCCGATTATGCTGGAGCCGTATTGATTATCGACTCTGTTTCCTCTCTCCTGCCACAAAAAGAAATCGAAGGAGATTTTAGTCCCGGTCGTGCTGGACTGCCTAAGATTTTGTCAATTTTTACCAAAAAGATTGGACAACTTCTTCCCAAGCAGAGAGGATTGGTAATAGCCATTACTCACTATATTGCTAACACTGGTGGGTTTGGTAAGGCTAAGATGTCCGATGGCGGTAATAAAATTCAGTATCAGGCAGACACAAGAATGGAAATAGCTGGCAGCGGCATGGATCGTCCAGCAATCAAAGGTTGGGTTGACGAGAACGGTACAAGAATCGGCCAGATTGTAAACTGGAAGATTATCTGCTCGTCCTGTGGTCCTCCGGGCGGTCAGGTGCAAAGCTATATCAGATACGGCAAGGGAATCGACAAGGTTCAGGAAAATATCCAAATAGCAATGGATCTTGGTCTTGTTTCTAAAAGTGGAGCATGGTGTACTTGTGATTTCGTTACCTTTGGGGCCGATACCGTAGAAGAAAAAGAGTTTAAAAAAATCTTAAAAAATGCAAGACCTGACATTGATGTTGATAATGAAGAAGAACTACTGTCAACCAAGGGTTTCAAGTTCCAAGGACAGATAAAGCTATATAATTTTATGGCAGAAAACCCCGATTTTATGAACCTCCTAAACAAAATGACCGGACAGGTGCT